ATCATAATTTTTAAGTTTTAATAATTATGATATAACTGCACAAAATTACGTTCAGTTTTTACAAAATATTTCAAATCAAGGAACAGGTAAATCTTATCAAGAATTTATTAGAGATTTTTATGTTACTCCATATATTAAAAATTTAACAGAAAATTCTTTTAATATTCTTGCAACAAATGATTTGGGTAAAGAACCGCAAATGAGTGCTAAATATGAATCGTTAGAACAACTAGTTCAAAATGCCTCAAATACACCAATAATTATAGACACATACCCATTTACAAACCCAACTTGGGTTTCGGATAATATGAGTCAAAGTAATAGTAATGTTAATAATTCGGTGTACAACACAACTCAAGTATTAAAAGTATTTAAAGAAAGAAATGTTATTTCAAACTTTAATAGTGTTTATGATTATACAACAAATAGACCTGTAACTAATTTTTCTTATTTATTGGTTACAAATCCTACAACTGAAATTGTTGCAACAAATTTAACAACATTTTATGATACAAGAAAAAATCCTGATAAATTCATACCAACAGAAGGTTATGTTAATTATTTAAGACCATCAACAAATGTAACAACCGAAACGACGACTACCATGTTAAACACACCATACATGGTAAATGCAATTCAAAACGGAGTTTTAAATTGGAGAAAAAGTGATAAATACCCATATGTTCAAGCCGCTTATTTATTCTTAAATTCATTACCCTTAGCGTCATTAAAGGAAAAATATCAAACATATGGCGCGGCAACCGAATTAGATTATATTGCCTCATGTTTTAAGAAGTTTGGGGCGATTCATAAAATGCCTTACGCTTGGGTATTGAAAATGGGTTCTATATGGTATAGATATAAAACTTATAAAACAACTGGTGTTGATTTTATTGACTCAGCTTGGGATAATTTTGATTATAAAGTTAACTTTGACCCCATCACAAGTTCTGATACTAAAACTTACAAGTTCTTATTTGATGGAGAGAAAAATGTTACATTACAAAGTCTTGTTAATAATGAATCAAAAATACAAACAGGTTTCTATCCAAAATTAATTAACGACTTTAATGTTTTTTATAATGGATATGATTTATATCGTGAATATACCGATACTGAAATACAAACAAGTATTAATGGAGGTATGAAAGTATATAACTTTAAGGATTCAAACATTAATCCAAGTAGTTCTATTTTTACAATACTTGGAGGTGCACCTAAATCATCAATTCAAACATGGTCGGTTGTTTTACCCGACACGATTATTGATTTAGGAGTTACAGGAACATGTTCTCCAAATCAAAATACGACAAGTATTAATTATTTTGTTGTTCCGTCTTTTGGTTCACCAATTAACCAAGTTAATACAGAATGTTTATCAAATAACGTTCAAATATCTTTGTTTGTTAACAACCCATCAATTTATAATGGTTCAGTTAGATTATTATGGTCAGCACCAAACTATGGATATTTTAATAATGATGAAATATCTAAGCCAAATCCTGATGCATACATTAATAAAATTAATACAGATAATGTAAAACAATCTTCATTTAAATTATTAATTAATAATGACTATTCAAATATTGAAGAAATATTCTCAGTTTTTGATAAAAGTATTTTAGATAAATTTGAACAAGAATTTTTAAACTTCTGTAAACCAGTTACGGATATTGATTTAGGGCCACAAATTGCGATACCTATTGGACAATCTCCTATTGATGATAATGCAGTATATAAAAATTTCCAGTATTTGTTTAGAAAATTAATGACAATTAATGGAAATACATCATTAACTACCACAGAATATTTTAATACTGTTGGTAACACACAATTAACAACATTTTCAAATACAATAAAATCTTTCTTAGAATATGATGTTATTTTAAAGTATGGTAATCCTGCAAATTATAAAAGAAGAGTTGTCGATTCTTTTCTTGCATCGAATGGAGGGACAAATACTATCACAGACCCGATTCAATTTAATCCGTATGTTAATAATACATTACCATCAATAAATGGGGGAATTACATTAACCCAATCAAAAGCGGCAAATCAAAATGCTTGGTTGGCTTTAGAAACAGAAGTAGGGTTTTCAACTATATTAAATTTGGCATATACTAACAACGGTTCGTATATTACAGATTTCTTTATTGATAATAATATTGAATTCTCAGTTGATAATATTGTATTGAATTCTCAATTAATTAAACAATACGCAACCCAAAAATTATATACGCCAACGATTACCAGTTCAGAATTTAAAACAAGACTTCAAACATATTTTAATGGAACGTCAGAACTACAGAATATATTTTTAAATCAAATTTTATCAAAAGTCAGAGCTGATTTACCTAATCAACAAGAAGTACCTCAGAAAAAAATACAAAGTGTTATTGATGGTCAACAAAGTAAAGTTGAAAATTATGAGGTCTTTAAAGCGTTAAATGATAAGTGGATTGCGGGTGGTGATTTTACAAATAAAACTTTATTTGAAGACTTCTTATTTTTAGATAGAGCATCAAGAAATGTTGGTGACACAATTATCATTGACATATTTGCATTAAAAGACATGTTATTAGGTGATAAGAAATTTGAAGAAAGTTCACTTAATATGGAAATGAGCGTCTTCACATTCCTTAGTGGTTTATTGATTAAGAATAAATTTAATGTGATGCCATTACCTGCATATGTTAACTTTTATAATGTACAAGATGCGGATGGTACAACATTATCACAAAGTGCCGAAGGGTCTTTAGAGTTTGCTGACAATATGTGGGGAACATTTTTAGATGTCGACTATAGAAAGTCAGGACCAAAATTAATTTGTTTTTATGCTGGAATACCGTCAGCACAATTAGATTTACCAAAAGGAAATTCAAGATTTAGAGATGATGCGTTTGAATTAAGACGAGCGTCTGAAAATCCATTAATTGAAAACCAAGTTGGAAAAAAAGATTGGGCATTATCAAATAAGTGTGTTGGATTTAATGTTGATATTGGTACAAGAAATCAAAATATATTTTATTCTTTTAGTGTGTCGATGGATAGTGGGAAGGCTACTTCAGAAAGTGTTCAGACACAATTAAACATGGTTGACCAAGCAAGTGGTAGAAATGTCGCAACACAAAACGTTGGATTATATAATCTTTATAAACAAAGAAGTTATCAATGTCAGGTGGTTTGTTTGGGTAATGCATTATTACAACCAACAATGTATTTTAACCTTAGACACGTTCCAATGTTTAATGGTCCTTATTTAATCACTGAAGTTAATCACACTATAACTGCAGGTGAATTCCAAACAAATTTTAGTGGAATACGACAAGGTATTTATGATTTACCATCAATAGATAATTTATTACAAAGTATTAATCTAAATCTTTTAACTCAGATTGAAAGTGTTGTTAAAAATAAGAAAGATAGTGTAAGTAATAAGCCAATTACTAATATTAACAAAAGTGCATTGTTATCTCAAACGGGTAATAACGCTGCGGCAGCAACTAATACATGTACCAATAGTCTTAATACAAACTATAGTACTTGGGGTGATTTTGTTGAATCTGCGACTATATCATTGACACCACAAGAGATGGCAACCGCAATTAAAAATAAAACAAGTAATCCTGATTTACAACTTTTAATTTATTTAATGTGTTATATAACAACATTTAATAAAAATAAGTTTTACGGTTATAATAATAATTTTGTTAATGCTGCCTTAGATACATATTGGGGGGCAAGTACACAATACTTTATTCAAAAACAATCATCCTGTGTATCACTTTCAGGGTCAACTAATGATTCATCGGTAGTTAAACCAATTGCCAATTTTAAAAATATTGACGATTTTTTAAGTTTTATGGTTGCAAGATTAACCCCAAACATAACAAGAATACGTTACGGTGAAAATGGTAGCAGTCCAATTGGTATTGATAAATATTATGTTTGTTATTGGACACCACCAACAGCAACAAATGAAAATATTACATCACAATATTTTGATGAACATTTAACTGAATTTAAAAAACTTTTTGATACATTAACTAAAGGTGTTGCATCTGCAAAAGAAGTTGGATTTACTGATGTCGCGACTAATGGAGCAAGTCAGACATCTATGGCGGTTCAGTTGGCGATGGCTCAATCCCAAAATAACCTTAACACTACAACACTACCAGGGCCTGTATGTCTTCCTCCATCTATTACTTCATTCTCACCATTAACAGGTGTAACAGGAACTATATTGAATATTACAGGAAATGACTTAAGTACGGTAACTGCGGCAACTATAAATGGGGTAACAACTACAACAGGAATAACAATCAATAGTGGTGTAAACATTGTTGTATTAGTTCCATTTAGTAATACCACAGTTATTCAGAATAATACAATCACTCTTAAAGGTACGCATGGTAATGGAACTAGCTCAACTATTTTCACTTACAATCCATCACAAACATCCGCCGCTCCACCAACAGTTGTACCAGGAGTTGTCCCAAATGCCAATACACAACCACAACAAACAGGACCAGTAACTATGGTATCTCAATTACAAAATGGTTTATATTCGTTAAATCAAGCATATGTCGACGTTAACATTACACCATCTTTAATTGGTACATATTCAATGTTACCTTCAAATATCAAACCAGTGTTAGCTTATAAAGTAACAAAGAATATTGCGGGACCAAATAATACAATTACAAAAACAGTATTGAAAGAAAGTAGTATTACTTTAAATGATAGTTATTTCCAATCACCAACACACTTCTACATGAACCAAACACAAATTATTAATAATATCACAACTGATTGGCAAACACCACCTTCAGGTAGTGAGACAATATGTACTATAACTATAAATGCGCATACCACATCATTTACTGCCCCATATGTAACGGTACCTCAATCATTTAAGGTAACAATACAATTATAATTTAACAAATAACGATATATTTATATAGAAACATAATTATGGATATTAAATCAGCATTAGACAACTACCTTGGCAAATCTACAAGGATTTCTCAAGAAGATAACGGTGACGGAACTAAACAAGTTTGTGACTTAGATACAGGAGATTGTTATACTGTAAGAGAAAGAGACGGACTTATTGAAAGAGCTGGACACCAAACAACTGCAAACAGAAGAGTTAGAGTTGAAACGGCTAACGGTGTTAAACAATTATTAAACGGTTAATAATATGAGCATAGATAAAAAAATATTAAGTGAAATTCAAAGATACAATAGTATCAACAAATATATAATGGAACAAGCGGCAGAACCTGCACCTGATGATTTAGGAGCTTTGGCACCTGATGCGGGAGCGGCACCTCCACCACCACCATCTGACGCAGCGGCAGTTCCACCACCACCTCCTGGAGGTGAGGCGGCACCTGAAGCAGGTGCACCAGCGCCAATTGATGTTGAGAATGACCCCGACGTTGAAAAAATTGGAGACGATGGAGAATCAGAAGAAAAAGGTAAAGACGAAAGTGGTGATAGTGAAGAACTTGATATCACTGATTTAGTAACCACTCAAAAAGATACTCAATCAAAACAAGACGAATACTTTGAAAATTTATTTGGACAATTAGGTAAATTAGAATCAAGATTAGGTGAGATGGATGCAATCATGAACAAGTTAAATGCTCTTGAAAACAAAATTGAGAAATACAGAGAAAAAACTCCACAGGAAAAATTAGAATTAAGAAGTTACGATTCATACCCATTCAATCAAAAGTTATCACAATTCTTCGATGATAAATCGGAAGAGATGGAAAAAACGGGAAAAAATGATTATGTTTTAACACCTGATGACGTGACCGACATCAATGTTAGCGATATTAAAAATTCTTTTCAAAACAAATCAAATGGATTTGAAGACGAGTTCAAATACAAATAACAAACACAAAAATAAAATGGAAGGTCACTCAAAAGGTGACCTTTTTTTATTTGACAAATCGAGAAAACTATCCTATATTTATAAAACAAATTAATCTTAATATATAAAAAACATGATGAGTTCATTAGATGCCGTATTGGCACAGTACGAAAAAGCACAACAAGGGGGCGGGGCCCAAAGCAAAATGTCGCAAGACGAAAGAATGAAAAAGTATTTCGCTTGTATCCTTTCTGACAAAGAGAAATCAGGACAACGTAGAGTACGTATCCTACCAACACCAGATGGTTCTTCACCATTCAAAGAAGCATGGTACCACGAAATTCAAGTTGGTGGACAATGGAATAAATTCTTTGACCCAGGCAAAAATGATAACGAACGTTCACCTTTGAATGAGGTTTACGAAGAGTTGATGTCTACGGGTAAAGAATCGGACAAAGAATTGGCAAAACAATACAAGTCTCGTAAGTTTTACATCGTTAAAGTGATTGATAGAGACCACGAAGAAGATGGGGTTAAATTTTGGAGATTTAAACACAACTATAAAAATGATGGTATCTTGGATAAAATCATTCCAATTTGGAGAAACAAAGGTGATATCACTGACCCTGAAAAAGGACGTGACCTTGTTATCGAATTAAGTAAATCTAAAACACCTGCAGGTAAAGAGTACACAAGTATTTCTACAATCATGTATGATGACCCAGCTCCTGTTCATGAAGACAAAGCTCAAGCAAACGCTTGGATTAATGACGAGATGACTTGGTTGGATGTATATTCTAAAAAACCTGTTGATTATCTTGAAGCAATTGCTCGTGGAGAAACTCCAAAATGGGATAGTGATAAAGGTGGATATGTATATTTAAATGATGTTGAATCAACTACATCTATTGGTGGTAAAACTGCACCAATTGTTGACCCACAGGCTAACGACGAGGTTGACTCTGAATTACCATTCTAATTAAACTGAGCTTGGGTACTTGTTTAGACATAGTGTCCAAGCTCTTTTCTTTTATAAAAAAAATAACACATGGAAAACAGAATAGGAAAAAGAATGTTCGAATCTCTTGTATTGAAATACGAGAGCGAAGTTGCTGAATCAGAGGCAACATTAATGGTTTATATTGAGAACGCAGTGGGAATTGGGGAACACCCACAACATTTGGAAGAGATTGATAATTTTGTCGAAAAACTTACAAACGCTTCAGATAAACTTGTAACCCTAAAAGAATTTTATTCAACACATTATGGCAATTAAAAAGAACGATTTTAGTTCGGTAAAGAAAAAATTCTCTACTTCTGCTAAGTACAAAGCACAAAGATTTTTTGATTTAGGTTCTGATTTCTTGGATGCGGTTGGACTACCAGGTCCTGCAATTGGACACTTAAATATGTTCTTGGGTCACTCTGATACAGGAAAAACAACTGCGTTAGTTAAAGCTGCCGTTGATGCCCAAAAGAAAGGTATTCTACCTGTATTTATTATTACAGAACAAAAATGGTCTTTTGAACACGCAAAACTTATGGGTTTTGATTGTGAAGAAGTTGTTGACGAAGAGACAGGGGAATTAGATTGGGATGGCTTTTACATCTTTAATAACAACTTTAGTTATATTGAACAAATCACAGACTACATTAATAGTTTGTTGGATGCACAAGAAAAAGGTGAGTTAGATTATAGTCTATTATTCTTGTGGGATTCTGTTGGTTCAGTTCCTTGTAAGATGACTTATGAAGGTAAAGGTGGTAAACAACACAATGCAGCTACTTTAGCGGATAAGATTGGGATGGGTATTAACCAACGTATTTCAGGTTCACGTAAATCTGATTCAAAATATGAAAACACATTGGTTATTGTTAATCAGCCTTGGGTTGAATTACCTGACAATCCATTTGGTCAACCAAAGATTAAAGCAAAAGGTGGTGAGGCTATTTGGTTAAACTCGTCTTTGGTATTCTTATTTGGTAATCAAAAAGGTGCGGGAACAAACAAGATTACTGCAACAAAAGATAAAAGGAGTGTTAAGTTTGCAATCAGAACAAAAGTATCCGTAATGAAAAATCACATCAATGGTTTGGGTTATGAAGACGGAAAAATTATTGTAACACCACACGGATTCTTGGCAGGTAAAGACGCGGCTGAAGAGAAAGTTTCGATTGAAAACTACAAGAAGGAATATGCAGAATATTGGAAAGATATTCTTGGGGTTAGTTCAATTGATTTTGAACTGAAAGAAGAAAAGGAAGATTGAGTTATTGTTTCACAATTTAAATCACAAATGTGATTAAGACATTATTAGTAGACGGAGATAATTTATTTAAGATAGGATTTCACGGAGCAAAAGACGTGTTCAACGACGGAGCTCATGTGGGTGGAGTATTTCACTTTGTGAGTGTACTCCGCAAATTCCTTGACGAACACAACCATGATAAAGTTGTTGTGTTTTGGGATGGAGATTCAAATTCATCCATCAGAAAATCTATATACCCACAGTATAAGGCAAACAGACGACAAGACGATATGAACGAATACAAGCACGAATCGTATTTGTATCAGAAGTCTCGAATCAAACAATATCTTGAGGAGATATTTGTAAGACAAGTCGAGATGCACGACAATGAAGCTGATGACCTCATCGCTTATTATTGTAAGATATCTAAAGACGAGAAGATTATTATTTTTTCTGCAGATAAGGACCTTACACAACTTATCTCCGAACATGTGACAATCTATTCACCTATCACAAAAAAGTACTTTAAAAACGGAGATATGATATCTCTGAACAAAGTAGACATACCACACTACAATGTATTGTTGACAAAGATATTCACGGGGGATAAATCGGATAATATAGATGGTATTCAGGGACTTGGAGAAAAAACATTAGTTAAGTTTTTCCCTCAGGTGCAGGAAAAACCCTGCACTATGGAAGAAATCTTGGATTATGCACGAAATATCCTGCAAGACAAGCCTTCAAAAACATTTACAAATCTTTTGACTGGTAAAACAAAAACAACTATACTTGGTGAAGAGTTTTATACAACAAACAAAAAGATAGTCGACCTTACAAACCCTTTAATTACTACCGATGGAAAAGAATTAGTTGAACAAATTTTAACAGACACTATAGACCCTACAGATAGGGGGTACAAAAACTTAATGAGAATGATGATGGAAGACGGTCTCTTTAAGTATCTACCCAAAAATGATGATGCTTGGGTTAACTTCCTCACACCATTTATGAAATTAACAAGAAAAGAAAAAAGAAATACAAACAAAAATTAATTATGAAAGAACAAGACAGCACCAAAATGGAATTCTTATTGACGTTGAACGATAACATCGTTGTACAAAGATTCTTTAATGTTAGAGGGTATAATCCAAAGGCGAAAAACTCGTTGGAATTATACTACTTTATTCGACAATTTAAAGATGAGATTGAGTACTACTTGAAAATGAAAACAGTTGTTTATATGATGGACAACATGGATGCAATTTCAAATGACCCGTCAATTATGGACACATCGTTTACTGAAGGTAGTGAACAATTTAACATTTACATCAAAATCGGAGAGCAGACAATTTGTCATAGATATTTTGATGGAAAAAAATTCCCACCAAAAGTTCGTTATACCGTTGACGTAAGACCGTTTTTAAAGAACACGTTAAGAGAATTAACTGACATTTTTTCCGAACCAAAATTAAGTTTGGAATATATGGACTTTGACCTAAACAAGTGAATATTTAATAAAACAGACGAACGCAAAATACAATATGAACAAGAACTTTGACTACTTAGGGAATACATTCCAAATACAACTTTTAAACCAACTTATCGTGGATAAAGAATTTTCGACATCAATTATGGATGTTATTGAGAGTTCTTATTTTGATAACAAATACTTCAAGATTATCTTGCAAATGACCAAGGAGTACCACGTTAAATACCAATCTACCCCTAACTTCGATACTCTTGAGCAGATTGTAAAATCTGAAATTTCACAAGAATTAGTTGCAAAAATTGTCCTTGACACTATCAAACAAGTAAAAGACGCACCATTTGAAGGAACACAGTTTGTTCAAGAAAAAGCGTTAAAGTTCTGTAAACAACAAGAACTACAAAAGGCAATGGACAAAGCCCAAAAAATTATTACAGAAGGAGACTTTGAATCTTATGACAAGGTTGAGAGTTTGGTTCGTGAAGCATTACAGGTTGGGGAAAAAGACACAGGTACAACTGATGTCTTTTCTAATCTTGATACAGTACTTGATGATGATTTTAGACATCCAATTCCATTAGGAATACCAGGTATTGACAGATTACTTAAAGGTGGTTTGGCGAGAGGGGAAATTGGTGTTATCTTAGCACCCACAGGTGTCGGTAAAACTACCATCTTAACAAAGATTGCGAACACTGCGTTTAATCTTGGATATAATGTTCTTCAAATCTTTTTTGAGGACAACCCAAAGATTGTACAACGTAAACACTTCACACTTTGGACAGGTATTGAACCAGATAACTTGGTAAAACACAAAGAAGAGGTTATGGCTAAACTTACAGAAATCAAAGAAACAATGAAGAACGAGTTAATTATGAAAAAACTTCCTTCAGATTCTATGACTATGAATCAAATTAAAAACCAAATCAGAAAAATGATTGCTGATGGTACAAAGATTGACTTGGTTCTTTTGGACTATATCGATTGCGTTGTTCCTGAAAGCTCAAGTAAAGACGAATGGAAAGCTGAGGGTTCGGTAATGAGAGGTTTTGAGGCAATGTGTCACGAACTATCATTGGTTGGATGGACAGCAACACAGGGTAACAGAAGCTCTATATCTTCTGAGGTTGTTACCACGGACCAAATGGGTGGTTCTATTAAGAAAGCACAAGTTGGACACGTTATCATTACTGTGGCTAAAACTTTACAACAAAAGGAAATGAACTTGGCAACAATTGCTATTACCAAATCACGTATTGGTAAAGATGGAGTAGTGTTTGAGAACTGTAAGTTCAACAACGAACTACTTGAAATCGATACAGAGTCATCTGTAACGTTCTTAGGTTTTGGAGAACAACAAGAGGAAAGAAAAAGAGACAGAGTTAAAGAACTTTTGGAAAAAAGAAAACAAAGAGAACAAGAACAAAAATCGTAAAAAAACAAAAAAAAAACAATTATGGAAAAAATATTAATGGAGAACCCTAATAGGTTTGTTATCTTCCCAATCCAGCACAACGACATTTGGGAGTACTACAAAATGCACCAAGCGGCTTTGTGGACAGCTGAAGAAGTAGATTTAACTAATGACATCAGAGATTGGAATAATCTTTCTGAGAATGAGCAATATTTTGTTAAGAACATTCTATCGTTCTTTGCAGCTTCTGATGGTATTGTTAATGAAAACTTGGCTGAAAACTTTTATCGTGAGGTACAATACCCTGAAGCAAAATTCTTCTACGGTTTCCAACTCATGATGGAGAATATTCATAGTTTAATGTATTCGCTTCTTATTGACACATACATTTCAAATGAAGAAGAAAAGAATTTATGTTTCACCGCTTTGGACAATTTACCTGCAGTTCAAAAGAAGGCTAAATGGGCTTTGGATTGGATTGAAAAATCATCTTTCCAAGAAAGATTAGTCGCGTTTGCGGCGGTTGAAGGTATTTTCTTTTCAGGTTCATTCTGTTCAATCTTTTGGTTAAAATCAAGAGGTATTATGCAAGGTTTGTGTAATGCTAATTCTTTAATCTTTAAAGATGAGAACTTACATTGTGACTTTGCAATTCACTTGTTGAACAATCACATTGAAGATAAACCAAGTGAAAAAAAAATCAGAGAGATTTTATTATCAGCATTGGAAATTGAGAAAGAATTCATCACTGAGTCATTACCTGTATCTTTAATTGGTATGAATTCAAACTTGATGAAACAATATCTTGAGTTTGTTGTTGATGGTCTATTGGTTAAATTTGGATGTAAAAAAGAATTCAATGTTGAACAACCATTCAAATTCATGGAACAAATTGCAGTTGAGACAAAAGGAAATTTCTTTGAGTCAAGAACTGTTGAGTATCAAAAAGCAAAATTAAATGAAACCATTTCTTTTGAGGAAGATTTCTAATTATAAAAAAATATGATGTCATTAAAAATTAAAAAAAGAAACGGTGAGGACGTATCATTTAATCCTCAAAAAATCTATAATCGAGTTAAACGAGCTGCTAAAGGATTAAACGTTAACTCTGATGAAATATTCATTAAGGTTATCACATCGGTACCAACTGAAGGACTTATTACAACTAAAGAGTTGGATAAGCTGGTTTATGAAATCGCTGCCGCTTATACTGGTAGTCACCATGACTATTCAAGATTAGCATCATCGGTTGCAATTTCTGCATACCACAAAGAGACTAATGAAAGCTTTTGTGAGACAATTAAAGAGTTACACGAGAGTGGTGTTATTAACGACAAGTTAATCCAAACTATGGATGAATATGGCCACGACAAGATTGATGAAGTTATTAATCACGAGAATGATAATAACTTTGATTACTTTGCTTGGCGTTCATTACAAGAAATGTACTTGTTAAAGACACCACAAGGTAAAGTAGTTGAAAGACCACAACACATGTATATGAGAGTTGCTCTATGGGTGACAAACTCATTCGAGGAAGCGGTTGAATATTACCATTCGTTATCTAATCAACTTATTTCACCAGCAACACCAATCATTATTAATTCAGGAACCAAAGTTCCTCAATTAGCGTCTTGTGTATTACATTATAATAACTCAGATTCACGTAATGGTTTATTAGAAACCTTGAATGATATCTCAACGTATTCTTCAGACGCGGCGGGTATTGGTTTATCAATGTCTAACATTAGAAGTAAAGAAAGTCGTATCAATTCATCAGGTGGATTTGCGGGTGGATTATTGAAGTATTTGAAAATTGTTAACGAGTCATTAAGATTCTTTAACCAACAAGGAAGACGACCTGGTAGTGCTGCTATCTACATCGAACCATGGCACAAAGATGTTATGGACTTGTTAGATATTAAAAAGAACACAGGTGCTGAAGAATTAAGAGCAAGAGATTTATTCACAGCTCTTTGGATTCCTGACAACTTCATGAGAGCGGTAAAGGAAAGTACTGATTGGTATTTGTTCTGTCCTAACGATATTCTTAAAGCGGGTATTAAACCACTTCAAGAATGTTATGGTGACGAATACGAAGCAAACTATAACAAAGCGGTTGAGTTAGGTCTTGGTAAAAAAGTTAAAGCTCAAGATGTTTGGACTAAGATTATTGAATCACAAGTTGAAACTGGTGTTCCTTACTTATGTTCTAAAGACAATGCTAACAAGAAAACAAACCATCAGAACATTGGTGTGATTAAACAATCTAACCTTTGTAATGAGATTTACCAATATACCGATGAAGAAACTACGGCAATCTGTACATTATCTTCTATGGTATTGAAAAACTTTATTCAGAAAGGTGAGTTTGATTTTAACCTACTTTATAGTGAAGTAAGAAAAGTTGTTAGAGCTCTTAACAAAGTTATTGACATTAACAGTTACTCAACTGAAAAAGGTAGAAAAGGTGGATTGGACCAAAGAGCAATTGCGATTGGTACTCAAGGTTTAGCTGACGTATTTTATTTGATGGATTACATTTTCACATCTGAAGAAGCTAAGAAATTAAATAAAACTATTTTTGAAACTATATACTTTGCGGCAATCACTGAAAGTATGGAATTATGTAAAATAATGATACACAAACCATACGCTCACTTTAAAGGTTCACCAATGTCAAAAGGGGTATTCCAATTTGATATGTGGGGGTTAGATTATGAAGGATTAAGTGGTCTTTGGAATTGGGATTCTTTAAAAGAAGAAGTTAAAACTTACGGTGTTTGTAACTCATTATTTACGGCTCAGATGCCTGTGGCGTCTTCAGCTAAGATTACAGGTTCATTTGAAATGACAGAACCAGCTCACTCAGCGTTATTTAACAGACGAGTTGTTGGTGGTGAGATTATGATTGTAAACAAGTATTTGATTAATGACTTTGAGAAGATTGGTATTTGGAGTGAAGAATTGAAAAACGAAATCATTATAAATGAAGGTTCAGTTCAAAACATTAACTTTAATAATCACCTTGATACTGAGGATAAAAACTATACTAAGAAAGTTAAACGTATTGAACACTTGATTAGTAAGTACAAAACAATTTGGGAGATTTCGCAAAGAGAATTGATTAACATGGCGGCAGATAGAGCACCATTTATCGACCAATCACAATCAATGAATATCTATATGGCTAACCCAACATTGTCCAAGATTACCTCATCACATTTCCACTCATGGGAAAAAGGTTTGAAGACTTTATGTTATTATGTTAGAACTAAAGCGATTTCAACGGGAGCTAAACACTTGGCGGTTGATGTTTCAAAAATATCACAACCTAAAGTAAAAGTTGAAATACCAAAAGTTGAAATACATGAATTAACACAAAAACCTGAAGACAGTCCTTTTGAATGTTTTGGATGTAGTTCCTAATTTGAAAATCCCGACACAATCGGGATTTTTCATTTTTAATCTATTTAAAGAAAAATAGATAGCATTATATTTATTGTTATGGCAAATGGTTTTACTTATGGTATTAATTTTCCCTTTCGAGATTCGAAACGAGGGGATTATTTAGAACTTACTCAATTACAGGCCCAAGAAATTAAAGCCGACTTGATACATTTACTATTAACGAGAAAAGGGTCAAGATACTTTTTACCACAATTTGGAACAAGATTATATGAATTTCTTTTTGAACCATTTGATGGTTTAACTTTTAATGCTATTGAATCTGACATAAGGGATGCTATTGAAAACTTTATGCCAAACTTATTGGTTAATAGTTTAAGTATTACTCCAGCTGACCCACAGCAAGAAGTGGATATCGCCACAGGTCAAAACTTTGCAGGAACAAGTGAGTCATCAATTTATCGATTTCCTGGTAAAGGAACTGCCGAATACACAGCAAAAATAAGATTAGATTACTCAACAAATGGTTCGACATACGCACAGAGTGATTTTGTTATTATTAATATTTAATAGAAATGGCAAATAATAGAATATCATATGCAACTAGAGATTATCAGTCAATCAGGACAGAACTCTTAAATTATGCAAAAACATACTACCCTGATTTAATCCAAGACTTTAATGATGCATCTGTATTCTCTGTGTTTATTGATTTAAATGCTGCAATTGCGGACAACTTACATTATAATATTGATAGAAGTATTCAAGAGACCGTATTACAATATGCACAACAAAGGTCGTCAATTTACAATATTGCCAGAACCTATGGATTAAAATTACCTGGTCAAAGACCATCGGTTGCTTTAGTTGATTTCTCAATTACGGTTCCTGCTTTTGGAGATAAAGAAGATGAAAGATATCTTGGTACTTTATTAAGAGGTTCACAAGTTGTTGGGGCTGGAGTTGTATTTGAAAATGTTTATGACATTGATTTTGCATCTCCGTACAATTCTCAAGGAGCACCAAATAGATTAAAGATTCCAAACTTTAATGCTAATAATGTTTTAATTAATTATACGATTACAAAAAGGGAAGTTGTTGTAAATGGTGTTACAAAAGTATTCAAAAGAGTTATTGGAGCAAATGATGTTAAACCTTTCTTTGAAATGTTTTTACCTGAAAAAAATGTTTTGGGTATTACAAGTGTGTTATTAAAGAACGGTACTCAATATACAAATACACCAACAACCGCAGAATTCTTAGGGGTAGATAATAGATGGTATGAAGTTGATGCGTTGGCTGAAGACAGAGTATTCATTGAAGACCCAACAAAAGTTTCTGACCAACCTGGTATTAAAGTAGGTAGATATATTCAAACTCAAGATAGATTTATTACCGAATATACTCCTGAAGGATTTAAGAAAATGACATTTGGTGGGGGTACTAATACAGCTCAAGACCAATTGAATCAATTTACAACTTTAGGTACTACATTAGACCTTCAAAAATATTCAAACAATTTCTCATTAGGTACAACATTAACACCAAACTCAACATTGTTTGTACAATATAGAGTTGGTGGTGGATTAGGAAGTAACTTAGGAACTAATGTAATTAATCAAATTGGTACGGTTTCATTCTTTGTTAATGGACCTTCAGAGACAACAAACTCTTCTGTGGTGAACTCATTAAGGTGTGTTAACGTAACTGCCGCTGTAGGCGGGGCGGGTATTCCATCATTAGAGGAAATTAGAAACTATGTATCCTTTAACTTCTCAGCTCAAAAGAGAGCGGTTACCGTACAAGATTACGAATCAATTATTAGAAACATGCCAGCTCAGTTTGGAGCACCTGCAAAAGTATCTATTACAGAAAATAACAATAAGATTTTAATTCAAATATTATCATACGATACGTCTGGTAAGTTAACCAATATGGTATCAAACACATTAAGACAAAACATCGCAAATTATCTATCAAATTATCGAATGATGAATGATTATATTTCAATATTTAGTGCCCAGGTTATTGATTTAAGTGTTGATGTTGCAATTGTTTTAGACTCTGCACAAAATTCAGGACAAGTTATTTCAAGTGTGATTGATAAAGTATCAACATATTTTAACCCTCAAGTAAGACAATTAGGACAGAACGTTTATTTATCTGAACTTAGAAGTATTATTCAAAATACAAATGGAGTGTTAACCGTTTCTACTTTGGATGTATTCAATGAAGTTGGAGGTCAGTATTCATCGGCAGAAACATCTATGGAGTATTCAGACCCAGCATTAAAACTTATTGGACCTGTTGATGATACAATATTTGCTCAACCATCACAAGTTTATCAGATTAGATATCCAGGTAAAGACGTTAGAGTTTCAGTTAAGAATTTCCAATCAATTACTTTCTCTTAACAAGTTTATTTATTTTTTCTTTAGATTATTATTTAATTGTGTGGGTTCACTTTAAAAATCCCACATAAACTATTTATTAATTAAAGATATTAATGGGTCAATCATATAGAATAAGGACTGAATTAGGAGTTAACAAAACAATCAACGTACAATTAGACCAAGAGTTTGAACAGTTAGAGATTTTATCTTTAAAGTTACAACAAGAAGATGTTTATACTAGAAGTTGTGCGGATTATGGTGTTATTGTAGGTAGGGTTACCGCCAATAACGGGTTTGGTTTACCTAATGCGAGAGTATCTATATTCATACCTATAACTAATGTTGACGAATCCAACCCATTAATATCAAGTATATACCCTTACAAATCTCCAACAGATAAAAATGAAGATGGGTACAGGTATAATTTATTACCTTACGAAAAATCTTATTCAGTTCACGCAGCCACAGGAACATTCCCATCAAGGTTAGATGCTTTGACAGGAACAACCGCAGTTGAAATCTATGACAAATATTATAAGTTCACCGCCAAAACAAATGAAAGTGGTGATTACATGATAATGGGGGTACCTTTAGGGTATCAAACCGTTGTGATGGATGTTGATTTATCTGATATTGGTGAGTTTTCATTAACTCCTCAAGATTTAATTAGAATGGGATTGGCAACTGAAGGACAAGTTGCGGGAAATAGATTTAGAAGTTCAAACGATATAAATTCATTACCTCAAATTATTAATTTAGTTAAAAGTTTAGAAATTTCACCACTTTGGGGTGAGCCTGACATTTGTGATATTGCAATAAATCGACTTGATTTTGATTTAAGAGATGATGCAAATGTTAATATACAACCTACTTCAGTTTTTATGGGTTCAATTTATTCTACACCTGATGGTTTTAGGGTTAGAAAAAATGCAAGACCAAAAGATGATATGGGTAATTTGTGTTCTTTAACTACGGGACCTGGACAAATACTTGCAATACGACAAACAATACAACAAGATACCACAGGTAATCCAATATTAGAGGAATATAAATTAGAACAATCGGGTAATATTATTGACGGAACAGGAGTTTGGTTAACAGAATTACCAATGAATTTGGATTATTATATAACAAATGAATTTGGTGAAAAAGTTATTTCAAACGACCCAACAATTGGTATACCGACAAAGGCAAAATATCGTTTTAAAATTAAATGGCAACAACCCGCAGCATTAACGGAACAAGTAAGAAGACCATATTTTTTAGTTCCTAATGTTAGAGAATACGGGTGGTCAAATTCATTTCAAGACCCTAATTCGGTTGCAACACCATCTTTAAATACGAAGTTAGCTGGTTCTTATTATTTTGGTTTAGATTGGACTGGTTATACAAACACACAAGCAGCAATAAATTGTGATGATACGTTTTATCAATTTGACTTTAATAAAGTTTATACTGTTTCAGGATTAATCGATGAATTTAAAAATGGTGGTAGGGGTAGATTTATTGGTATTAAAGAAATTGATAGCCAAGAATGTGAAAGTACTATTAATAAGTTCCCTGTAAATGAAGGATTTAGAAATTTTGATTTAATTTATTTTCTTTTTGCTATTATATTACAAATAATACAAATTGTTGGTTTAGTATTATTAATAGTTTATCATTTAATTGCTTGGATATGGGATAAAATTGCATATTTATTGGGTTTAGAATTTAGATTTCCATCGTTTAAATTACCAATGATTACTTATCCTGATTGTCAAGCTTGTGACTGTGGAACAATAGACATTTATCAAGCAGTTGCAGACGTACCAAGTCCTGGTCTTTTATCTCAAGTTTCTAATCCATCGTTATATATTGAAAACTTAATTACTTATTACGAAAAAAATGGAAGTACTAATTATGAGGTAAATGCAAGGTGGGCTTTAATGGAAGCTCAAGCTATGGCAGGAAGAAATAGTAATCCTTCATTACCTAATGTGTTTAAAACGGCACTTAGTGACCAAACTATATTTCCAGGAACTCAAAATTTTGGATTACCAACCATAGATAGTAATGGATATTATGTTGTTGATGGGGGTAAATATTATGTTTCAAGTGATAATTTACCAATAGGGGAAAGGATTAATATTTTTAACACAAGAAATAAATATTTTCAAGGAGTTAATAAAATAAAAGTAACATTCGCCTCAGATGCAAATTCAACACATCACTATGACAATACTTTAACTGTATTATCGACTCAAGATTTAGAACCAGGAACTTTATTATCTTTCGTTAACCCATTAACAACAAAAGACCCAAATTATTTATGGTCAGGATTAACCACTAATGGAGCGACAACTCTTAAGGGTATTAATGGTACAATAAAAACTAATCAATTTAATGTAAACGTTAAGTATGCTGACCCAAACAATCAAAATAATGAAATATTGGTCCCATATATTATACCACCATCTGCTAGCCTACCATGTGTTGATAGTGTTACTGTTGATGTAACTAGTTTGGGTGTGATTAGTTATTATGATTGTAATACACTTGGAGTTATTTATAGTGCAACAACATTAGGGGTGCAAACTATAAATGACGTTAATTGTATTAACATAAGTACTTTAGGTGGTACTGCGGATTTTAATTTAATTAGTAGTGGAGACACTTGTCAAAGATATATATTTCCTTCAGATATTGAATATTACCAAGTATTAACCGCAATTACCATTACCTCAAGTGTTGTTAATGGGGTTACTCAATATTCTGTCCCAAATTCAGGAAGTGTTGATGGTTTTTGGAGTGGATTATTAAATAAATCGGTTACTTTAAGTGCTTGGAGATTTTTAGAAGATGTTAATTGTACTTTTAGTTCTGCTAACAATGGATGGACTAAAAACGGAGATTTCCTTAAAAGTTCCTTTCAACAGGCGATAACACCTTATACTAGAAAACCAATTAATTATTTTTCAGATGTAACGGAACAAAAAATATTAATATTACAAAGAGGTGTTGACCCATATTCGCCATTACTTACTAATCAATATGGTATTGGTAAAATATTGGGGACTAATGAAAATGACCCAAATTGGACATTTACGGCATCAACAAGACTTAATACTCCAATACAAAAAATTGAGACAACTACAACAACATCCGTACAACAACATACTAATCAAAATAATATTTACACTCAGTCTCATTTTTACACACCAGGAGTCGTTGGCTCAACAACACCTGGATTTCAATATTCTGCATATACAACAAGTAATGTTGGATATTATGGGTCATTAGATTCAGTACCATCAAATAGAATAGTTGTAGCCCCAACAGGTACTTATAATTCTATAGGTTTTGTTAATAAAACACCAACTTATCCAAATTTAAGAAAAGGTGTTAGTACTAAAACTTATAATGGTTATTATTTATCAACCACAAGTGATTTAATGTACGATGCCGCAGAAGATTTATCGGGAGGAGCAATTTTAACAACAAATATTCCATCATATTATAATAGTTTAGTTTGTGTTAATTGTACTTTTGGGTTTTGTGATGCTCATGTTGGGGCATATATTGGCACTGTTGCGCAAGCTTATTTTAGTCCAATATTGTACCCGACATTAACAGGTTCAAATGCTCTTAGTATCACTGATTCTAATAAACCAATCATGAGAACAGATAGATTACCATCATCAAGTTACATTGATACAAGTGATGTAAATAATAATGTTAGTTTACTACAACAAAATCTTGGATTTGCAACTTATCGATTTAATAGTTTTGGTAATGTTGATACTATTAATGGATTCTCAACAGGAGCATCACAAGCCACTGCGGACATTGAAGGACAACTTGCAAGCGTTAATGTCGTAGAAACTTTAAGTGTGTGCGAAAAAATGGTTGGCCTTAATTGTTATAGTGGTAATGGTGTAAATTTTGGAGTATCAACAAATTGTCAAAATAGTGATTCAGTTGAGAATGGTTGTTATGTGTTTATGGTTCATGCAATGAAAGATTTGGGTAAAGATTTAGCGGCGTTTGGAGAGTGGGGATATAGATTTAGATTTTTTTATGGTTTATGTCGTGGAGTTTTGTCTCAAACATTTACTAATAATTGGGTTAACGGTTCTTTGTATACTTTTCCAATACAAGTAGATACATTTTTTGATAGTAATAATAAACCATTACCGCCAAAATTTGCAAAAGAGTTAGTTTATTTTGACGACAAAACAAATAACTTCTATTATAGAAGTTCCCCATATTTTTCTGGTTCAACAAGTCAAAGATTTATTGGAAGACCAAATACAAATCAGTATGGAGCACCATTAGTAAAACCTGTTAACCAAAGAAATTTGTTATTCCCAACAACTATTATTAATTTAGGAATTAAAGATGATTTTTATAATGAAATTATTTTTGACCCATCGGCTAAAGGATATATCATGAATACTTTAAATCCGACAAGTTATTCTGATACTTCTGACTTGGTTAATTTATTTGTTATATCTAGAATTACTGATGAAGGGTTCTTAGCCCAAATTGTTACTGCGGGAAATAATGGATTAAACCAATTGTTTACCCGACCTGAAAAAAGAATTGATGGGGATTTAGCTCAAATTATGTCAATTAACTCCGAATATGGTGTAATTCCCTTCTCACCTGAATATTATAGTGTTTATGGTACAAGTAGTGACCCTGTGGTTATTTTAGGTGGATTAGATAATCCAACAATGGGTGTTTTCTTTTCATCAACAACGGTAGATTTACAAAACAAAGATTATTTAACACCTGGAGTTATTGATTTTAGACCATCAAATAATGCAAATGCGATAACTTATCCATATGGGATTAAATCTCAATACGTACCATTCTATCAATGGGAATTAAGTCAACCTTCAACAGCGTCTATCTTTGGTAGTGAAAAGAATAATTGGAAAACTAATCAATCCCAAGACATTAATCTTTCAGGTATTTTTGGTTACAAGTATCAATCATTAGATAGAAGAAATATCAATTCACCAACATATTTTGTGAATTCAAATATCACAAGTGATTTATATGAGAGAGGATATATCTTTAATGTAGATTCTAATGGTACTCATTCATATAGTATGGCGGGAGTACCTTCCAGTAGATTTTTAGTAAGTGCACCATTCCATTTTTATTTTGGAATAATTAAAGGTGAAACTGCATTAGATAAATTTAAAACAAAATATTCTGTAGGTGAATAAGTATACCATCATACCAAGTAGTCAAGAATACAAATCAGCGCCTTTTGTCGACCAAGAAATTAGTGTTACTTTAGAACAACAAAGTCAACAAATGGTTGAATATGACCGAAGTCAAAGTATTAGTTTGGCTCAAGTATATGATGATGAAAGACAAAGTAGTACTATCTTTAGACCAACCTTTAAAGTTAATTATTTATATGGTAATACATATACGGGAACAACTCGATATAGACCATTTCAAAATACTTTATATTATGTTGAGCCAGAACAATCTTCAGTTAGTGGTATATGGAAAGGTTATCCCCAATATTATGAGTTTGATTTTTATAGACCATATATTAATGACCAACATATTTTATATCAGGCAAAAAGTGCTTACACATACAATTGGACTTATTATATAAGTTATGCTTATAGTAACAACTATGATAAAAAATTATCGTATGATTTAAACAATAGTTCACATAATTGGATTGCATCGGAAGGAATACCATTTTCAATTATTAATGGAACAGAAAACGGAAGTAATGTTATTAGATTTCAATGTGTTGCACCACACGGATTAACCGTTGGTGAATATGTTGAATTATCTTTTTTCTATAATCAAACAAATTTATTTCAAGTTTATTCATTAGGTAATGATGAATTTGATAGTGATAGTAATATTTTCAACATATATAATTATGGATACACTGGTACCACTTTTGCTAATAGTGTTACAGGGACTTTTAAAAGGGTTATTAACCCCGATAATTTGGTAGAAACAAAATCAAAATATTATATTAGGGAACATAAAATTTTAACCAATGTTGATGGTTGTATCATGACTAAAAACGGTTTTGAAAAAAATGTTTTTAATGAAGAAAAGAAATTTGAATACAGTTCAATAACACCAAACAAAATTTCAAGAGTATCTCAAAAAACAAGTAGTAACTCTTATAATGTTACAGTTAATTATGATTTGAATTTAAATGGTATTTTAGATAATCAAAAAAGACCTGTTAGTGAATTATTTTTAACAATTATTAATAAAGGATATACAGGTTATTTTAATCAACCAAATAATGGTATTGGATTAAAACAAGGTTGGGAATTTAACTTAACGTCACCAATAAGTTATTGGTGGGATTTACTTAATAATAACTCGGATACAAATATTCAAACGTCAAATTATACACTAACAAATGGTGCAACCAAAACATTTTATTATAATCAAGATTTGATGTCAGGTGATACCATTGATGGGGATTTTTGTGAATGGAATGACTATGAACAATTTGAAAGAGTTGTGTCACCATATTATCAAAAACTAAATTACAATCAAAATGTTTTTCAAACGACCAATACTTATTCCACTAACGCTCCAGGGTTTTACTATGAGCCCCACACGTCGATGACAATCAGGGTTTTCTCTGATTACGTTGAAAGTGCAAATGTTGGGCAAGTTGATAATATACCATCCTATTCTTTTTATTCTTCTTCGGACCAACAATTTAGATGGAGAGACCTATATACTTATGGGTTTAAAGACAATCTTGAAAGAGGTGTTGATTATCCATTTTTGAATAGTGCTCAATACCCATATAAAGAAGCCATCTTTAGGTTAATACCTGAAGGAATAAACTACAATACCGTTGGTGTTCAATACCCTGTAAAACCATTATTTGATGAGTGTGAATAAATTAACAATTCGTAAAGACGGTTTCGTTGATAGACAACTTACAATCCCAGTTCAATTTACTTGGGACTATGTTGGGTTGGACCAAAGTATTGATGAATATGAAGGTGAGATTATTAATGAAGTTATTGGTAAGGGTAGAGACTTTGAGGTTACTCGATTTGCTCACGCACCTTTAACGGGTACAACAACTGAACCAACAGATATTAAATATGAATTTAACTTTTATTCAGGAGGTTCTTTGAATGATAGTACGAATTGGAGGTCTGACTATTTGATGGAAGGATTTACAACACAGGATATTTTTTATTATACAAATAATTTTACCAATTCATTTTTTAAATTGGACTTATATGATAATGTGGATAGTAAAAGACAGAAAAACTATGTAACAATTATTATACCAACACAACAAGGATTGAAGATGGATGCATTTATGCAAACAACTCTTGTTAGTATTAAGAAACCATATTTTGTCTTGGATTATGTTGGAGATAAAGAAGGGTTTTTTATCTATTGGTTAAAGAAAAGAACATTCTTGGATATTAACACATTCTTTATGACAGCAAAATTCTATGATGCAAAAAAAGGATATTTTGTTAAGATGGCGAATATGCCACAATCATCGATTTCAGGAAATAAATATTCATTCGATAGTTCACAATATTTTTATTATCGAGTTGAATTGAATTATGAGAAACATGACTACCAAGTATTCAACATGAATCCAAATCAATCAATCTATCTTAATGACGGTCAAAGAGCTGGGGCGGCGTTACCCATAAAATGGTATGAATATGTTAACCCATAATGGAAGATTTATATAATATTATAATATCCCCCGAAACAATTAAGGGTGATTTGTTTATGGTTAACATGAAAGGAGAAAATGTTAACTCAGATTATACTGGTCAAACAACTGGAGTATATTCAGGTATGACCCAAGTTTTAACTGCAGGACCTAATGGAAGTTCAACATTAACAGGATTAACTATTCCAATTTTGTTTAGACAAACTGCGGTTGATTTTGGATATTATAGTCCATTTGATGGAGCGGTTTTACAAAAAGATGTGGTTGCCAATTTTATATTTTCATCAACAACATCCAACCCATATGTCT